GGTACTCTTCCACCAACAAAAGTGAAACCACGAAAGAAGAAAAAGAAATTATCAAAAGACGAAAAGTTGTATAAACAAATAAGTGATTGGAAAAAAAGAAAAAAACAAAAGCGGGGAAAATTAAATGGTAAAAAACATAAATAAATTATATTTTGATAAAAATGTATATGACACCAATGTAAAAGATTCTGATGAAATAAAGTTTCTTGGAAAAAAACCTGTAGTACTTGACTTTCATGCAAGTTGGTGTGGACCTTGTAAAGCATTAAATCCTATATTAGAAGAATTGGATAAAGAATATGATGGTGCTATAGACATTTATAAATTAAATATTGAAGATGAGTTGGAAGTATCTCAACAATTTGGTGTTAGGAGTGTACCTACATTGGTATTTATTCCTAAAGATGGTAAACCAGCTATACAGGCAGGTGCACCAAGTAAAGACCAATTAAAAGAAATTATAGATAGTAGACTATTATCTAATGATTCTAAAAAAAAAGATAAATGTTGTGGTGGAAAATGTCACCAAAAAGTAGTAAAGGAAGACCCTGTATCTACTTTTAATAAAATTATAAATAAAATAAAAGGGTTAGTAAGTTGATAATAAAAAATAATAAAGATAGATTAAGAACGAAATGTGAAGAAGTTTCAACCTTACAAGAAGGTGAAGATATCGCAGTTAAATTATTTAAAGAACTTAAAGATAAAGGTATTGGATTAGCTGCAAATCAAATTGGAATTGATAAAAGAGTGTGTGTTATTAATGTAAAAGAACCTATAGCTTTTATTAATCCTGAAATTATAAAATTAGATGGGAATGTTTTAGTTCCTGAATCTTGTTTATCTTTTCCTAAAAAGGTTGTTACTACAAATAGAGCCAGATGGGTTACTATAAGGTCTGCTAATCACGGTGAAGTTATACTTGGTAGTGATGAAGACGATGATAGTTTACTTGAAGCTGTTTGTGCACAACACGAAATAGACCACTTAAATGGTATAACAATGTTTGATAGAAAATTAAAAAGCAATACCATAAAAAGAGTTACTCGAAAAATTGGTAGGAACGAAAAGGTTACTATAGAAAAAGATGGTGATAGTAAAATTTTAAAATGGAAAAAAGCACAACCTTACTTTAAGGATGGTTGGACTTTAGTTTAATATGATTAAAGACATACTTTTTATAATGCCTTGGATTATGTGTTTAATCTGTGTCACATTTGTTATGTCAATAGTTTATTTATCATTGTTATTCTGTTCTAACATGATATTTATATATGATAAACTCACGGAGTAATATTATGAAAACAGAAGAAGTAATAGTAGAATTATTAAAAGAAATAAATGCTAAAATAAATCACATAGAAGATATATCAGCTGATAATCGTTCAGTTATAGTAAAGTTAGTGAAACAAAGTAATTCTATCGTTAAGTTTTTACAACAAATTGACATAACAATGGAAGATGTTACTGAAGATTATATGTCAAAATTATCAACTACTGAAAAAAATTTAGACGAAAAATATGGAAAATTTAAAGATTTAAAAGAATTAGTAAAAGAATATATGGACACTTTTGAAGACTTAAAAGAGTTTGAAGAAGAATTAAGAAAAAATAAGGATAAATTAACTCCTGGTCAAGTTGGGGAGTCTTAAACAACTACTTTAAGCAAGTAATTTAATGGTTTACAATACAATATGGTTATATGTAAAGACCAAAAAAAAGTGGTCGTTTTAAAAAAAATCTAATATTTATATAGACAAAATGGTTATAATGTATTATTATATGAGACAAATAAACAACACTTCTAAAAGAATCAATCTCTGATTCTTCCTGGTTAATATCCAATGTTATTACAAATGTTATTAAATAGTAGGAAAGTTTTGCATATTTGTGCATGTAATAAAATAGTAAGTAGGTAAACGAGTAAGTTAATAGTTAAGGAGAAACTAAATGAAGAACCTAAGTATGAAGACTCTAATCACCTTTTCAATTGCCTGTTTGGGATTGTTTGGTATTGTTAGAGCTGAAGAAGTAGTTACAGAAACTACACAACCTGTCGTGTC